AGCGAAAGCTTCTTAATAAGAAGACACGTTCAACGATCATCTCCTGACGGGAGAGTAGAACCGCAAGCGATTGGCGGAAGAAAAATTCTAGCCTCAGCAAGTAAAGTTGGAGGATGACAAATGATCTAGACACGTCCTGTAATGGGAGTGGATGCCAGAACGCACGGGTATAGAGTAGCGTCTATATCTAAATACAGTCGGGTTCGGGGCGTCAGTTATTGCATTACTTAAGAAGGCAGGTATCTCTAAGAACTTATACTTCGAGCATAAAGAAAAGATACTTGAAGAACGTTTTGAAGGTCCTGGGGCAATTAAGAAGACTAAAGCTTTAGTTAAAGTATTTGGTCTTGATTCAACTAAGAATGTACGTGAACTCTTAATGGAAATTTTAAGAGAGCGTATGGATAATCATAAAGATAAGTTTGTTACTAAACAGCTTTATGATGAATTTATTGGTTTAGAAGTTAAACGTAATGGTAAGATTGAGCACTCTGCTAATACTCATGACGATTTAACTTTCTCTTATCTCATGGCATTATATGTATGGTATGAAGGTAAGAATCTTAAAGAAAACTTCGGTATTACAAAGCAAGGTATCAAGACTGATAATGATGTTGATGATGTAGTATTCGATGTTGGAACAGAGACTGTTGAGATTTATGATGAGATTCATCAAGTTCAACAGGAAATGAATAAATATAATCCTGAAGAGATTACTCCGATGGATAAATATAAAGCCATGATTAAAGCTCATGGTATTACTTACCAAGAATGGGAGAAAGCTGAGAGAGCTAAAGAAGATGCAGCTCTTAAAGAAGCATTTAGAAATCCTGAATTCTTAAAAGCTTATGCTTATAAATATAATATGACTAAAGATGCTATAGATCAAATCCGTAATGAGACTGAAGGAGAATTAGATCCATCAGCATTTACTTCTATCTATAGTTTAGATGATCCAAATGTCAAGAGTCATATATCTGGTAACCTTGCAAAATTTTATGATAAAGTTTAAAAATTATTTATCTAGTTACAATATAGTAAATTTATACAAATCTATTTTTGTAAGGAGGAGCTATGTTCGGATATAGTACAGCAAGTGGCTATGAGTTAGCCAATGAGCATCAGTTATCTGAAATCTTAGCAAATTTTAGTAGTGATTATATTTATGATGTGATCTCTGATCAGATCAGTAAACGTTACGAGTTTGCTATTATACCAAAACCTAATATTGTAAACACATTTAAATCTAACTTTGATAATATCCGTGCTAACTTCCCAATGGATGTCGAAAATACTAATGCAGTAGAAGGAGACACTTATCGGAATATCATCGATATTATCTGTAATTCTTGTAATATGTCATTCGATACTATGACGGATGATAATATTTATCTTGCTGCAGCTACATTATATGACTTCTTAGTCTGTAGCTTCAATAAGCATATGGTCGATTTCGTTATCGGATTGATCGTTAGAGAACAAGATTCTATCTATGCAGCTTTAGAGCTAGAAGAATCTAAAAAAAATAAAGATAGTTCTACTATCTATAACCGTAAGACTATGGAGAATACTAAGTTAGCAGTTATCAATGCTAACTTACCACAAGTACTCCAATATGTAGCTACATTAGAAATCAATATGATTGATCTTCTTCAAAGTTGTTATCAACAACCTATGGTTGATTTGATTGTAAACAACTTTGGGGAGAATATCAATATCTATAATGACTTCATGAAAGTTATCTTATCTAATGAAAACTTCTTACCTGAGTATATTACTGAGATACGTTTACGTATCCAAGGGTTAGGCTAATCATGGAAAAGAAAGAAATTACTATTACTAGAGATTTCACTAGACCTATATATAAACCTGGTGAAAAGATAGATGAATCAAATATGACAGAAGCTACAGCTTTTGATCATGATATAATTTTAGAAGAAGATGAGGAGAATTCTAATGACAACTGCTAAAGAAGACATTAAATTTGTAAAAAACTTGGCTAAAGATGCTGAGGGTTTAACTGAAACTGAAATCAATGAATTGGAAACTGTATCTGAAGAAGATATGGCTAAATTCCCTGAAGGTGAAACTATTCAACCAATCGCCCCAGAGACTATTCCTACTGTAGAAGAAATCGAAAAGATGGAAAAAGTAGAAGTATTACCTGAGGAGGATAAGGCTGAAGCCGACTTTCCCTCCAACGAAACAACAGTTGAGAGCGGACATGAAGGAAACGCTTCTAAAGTTAAAATCTCAAGCAGAGTTGTTAGCACCGATGGAAATTCCGAAGATGTCGAAAGTCCTATCGATAGTAAAGAATTGGAAGAAATCCTAAACAAATTCGATACTATTGATATTACTGTAGAAGATGTTAAAGCTCAACAAGCTGAATCTGAAGACTTTAAAGACATTGAGCTATCTGATGAAGTATATCAAGATATTATCCATACATATGCTTCTCTTCAAAATGATCCACAATCTGATATCTTAATGATTTTAGGACCTCAAGCTAAACAAGAGCTTTTAGTTCAAGCTAATAAACTTGGTGTCAATACTAATGATGCTACAATCTATAAATTCTTCATCGAAGGTTTCATTCGTGAAATCTGTGGTAATGCATTCATGGATAAAGGTCATGACTTAGTTAATGATGCTATTAAGAAAGTTAATGATCTTGAAGAAACTAAAGAAATTTCTAAGTTATTAGAAGACTACATTGAAGAAACTTATGAAAAACGTATTACTGAAATGAATCGTATTATGGATTCCACAGATAATCAAGAAGTTCATGAGCATTGTATCAATGTATTGAATGCTAATAATGATGCTAAAGAATATGATTTCTTATATAAAGCATTGAATGATAAACCATCCTATCTCAACGTAGGTAAAGCATTCAAACATCAACAACGTAACGTTGATGCTATTCATAATGCATTGGTTCGTCTTAATATCAAGAATATCAATGTAGGTGTATTTATGGATTCTATCTCTGAATTCACTTCTTTTGAAGTTGAATCCATTAATATCTTCTCCATCTTAATGGAACTTCTTGTAGTTACAACTAACTTCAGTGATAAAATTCAAATGATGCGTTTGTATACTATGATGCTTCTATTAAGTGGTGCTCTTCATTCTATGAAGACTAAAAAAGAAGTATCTGGTATCTTCCAAGAAGTAGCATTTAACTATCAACGTTTATGCTCTACTATCTCCACTGGTTTTAAAGCTTATGAAAATGGTCTAAAAGCAAAAGCCGCAGAACCTAAAGCTCCTAAAACTAAAAAACGTAGAAAATAATTATAGACATATGAATAATGGTTTACCCCAATGGTGAAAAACCATTGGGGGTCATTATTTTATAATTCTATTTTTTCTAAAAGGAGAAAGTATTATGCCTGATAATGAAGTACTTGGTAATACTGCTACTCAGCCTACTACTGCAGCAGATTCTGCTCCTGTAAATAAGATTGATGGTGTATTCCGAGAAGATGCTGATAAAAAGGGTACTGGTACTGTCACATATACAGATGGTACAGTTTTAAACTTTGTTCGCAATGCTTTTGATCATACTGATGAAACGGTTAAAAAAGTATTGAAAACTGACAAATACAAATATGTATCCCCATTCGATGTAGCTAAAGCTCAAGGTAAAACATTAGATGAACGTTGCTACGTTCCTGGTAAATTAGGTGGCTTAATGGAATCTGAAGTTCAAGAAACTGCAGTTGCTATTAAAATCACTTATGGTCCAACTGAAAACGTTGAAGTAGAAGATCGTCGTGCTACTGCAATCGAAGTATTAGTTGATGATGAAGGTAACCTTCATGGCGATGCTGAAGACTATAATTCTCTTAAAGGTTCTGGCTACTATATAGTACAACGTCCTGAAGATGTAATTGCTGAGCATCCTGAAATTGTTAAAGAATACCAAGCTGCAGTTATCCGTTTAACTAAAACTCAAATCAAAGAAGCTAAAATCGATAAAGAAGGTTTTATCGAAATCGTTTACTCTGATGATGCTGTAGTTAAATTTGATAAAGCTGGTAAAATGGTTTCTGATGGTCGTTCCGCAGAACCAGAAAAACCTTATGAAGACTTCTCTGATGTATTGAAAGCTAAAATCCTTGAATCTGTTGATAAGAAAACTACAGATGAAAATGGTAAAGAAGTTGAAAATACTAATAAGATTGCTATTACTGAATCTAAAGAAGTTGGTTCTCATAAATTCACATTCAACTTTGCTGATGGTTCTACTGTAATTGCATTAGATGGTCGTATCATCTCTGATACTCGTACATTCGGTCGTAAATATCAATCTGTATATACAGAAATGATTTACAAATATACTGAACTTCTTGATGTAGCAACTGACTACTTCCATGAAGATCCAGAATTGACTGAATCCGAACAACGTCAAATGGCAGCTCGTAAGATTATGAACTTACCTAAAAACTTGCTTGAAAAATACACTGCAAACCGTGCTATGAAACAAGCTCGTGTAGGTCATTCTCTTAACTCTGCTAACTCCCTTGGTGTTAAAACATCTACTGACCGTATTATTGAAGCTCTTATGGCTCAAAAATGGTCTCCTAACAGTAAATAAAAATTCTAGAGGAAGGTCTTAATGACCTTCCTCAATATTTTTCAACATTATGGTAATTTAATATAATATTTTTATAAATGGAGGTAACTAAATGGCAATTGATAATGTAATTGACCCTACCAATTGTAACCCTTATTCTACCGCTAGCGGTGATAATAAACGTGCTTGTCCTAAAGCTAATATGGTTGACATTAAAGCTGAGATTCGCCGTTCTTTATTAATCTCTTTCGTATTCTCTAATCCAGATGATAACTATAAAGTTCTTCTTTCTGAAGGTGCTAAAGAAATCTGGGAAATCGATTATGTAAAAGATGGCGAATTGAAACGTGCTGCTGGTAAAGTACGTAACTTCGAGTACTGGACTAATAAACACATTGGTCTTTCTACTTACTCCGCTAATGGCGTAATTCAACGTGATGAGAAAATCGTTGTTAAATTTGATGCATCTATTGACTTCAAAAACCAACTTCTTTCCATCGACGTCCGTAACATCCGTGGTTTAAAACCAGCTGGTGTAATCGAAGATTCTGAATTGAGTCAAGATTCTGCAGCTAACTTCATCAAAGTATCTAAGAATGCTTACAACTTCCTTAAAGTTGCATACCCTAAAGAGTTTGCTACATTAACTAAGTTGGACAACAACTTAAATACTGATGATACTGAATACACAGACTACATGTTTGATGGTGCTTTAGCATTGAATGAATTAGCTCCATTGAACTTGGCTAAAGTTAAATCTGCAAACTATATGTTTAGAGATAACCAAAACTTGACTCAAGTTCAATTAACTACTTCTGAAAACTTAGCATCCGCAAAAGGTATGTTTGAAGGTTGTTCCAAATTGGAACAAGTTGAAATTAAGACTCCTGGTTTACAAAATGCTGAAGCTATGTTTAAAGGCTGTCAAGCATTGAAAGCATTGAAATTGAATGTAGGCTCTTTGACTACAACAAAAGATATGTTTAAAGATGCTACAGCATTAAGCACACTTCGTTTATCTGGTAAATTGAATACTGGTCTTGACTTGACTAACTGTCCATTAGATGAAGATTCTGTTACATCTGTATTGGCTGCTATGAGCGACAATGGTCCAGATGAAGATAAAGAAGTTCGTTTCAGAAGTGCAACTGTTGCTGGTAACCTTAAAGCTATTGCTGACGGTGCAGCTCGTGCTGGCTGGGTAATCTCTGGTCTTGCTTATACTGCAACTGCAGAAGATAAGCATGATGACAAATTAGGTAAAGATATCGTTAATGCATATGAAAACGGTAAAACAGAGGAGCCTAAACATGATGAAGCTCAACCTAATAACCCAACAACTGGTGAAACTCATACTGAACAACCTGCAAATCCAACTACTGGTGAAGAAACTCACACTGAGCAACCATCCACTGGTGAAACTCATACTGAAACTCCTTCCACTGGTACAACCGAAGGTGAAGGTTCCGCCGTAACTCCAGCTAACCCAACAAATGGTACTGAAGGTACTCCAGCCGTGAATACTGGTTCTGAAACTCATACAGAACAACCATCTACAGGTACTACTGAGCAACCTGCTACTGGTGAAACTGCTCATACAGAAACTCCAGCTAACCCTACTACAGGTAATACTGAAACAGGTACTCCAGCTGTGAATACTGGTTCCGAAACAGCTCAACCAGCTGCTCCAACTACAGGTGAAGAAACTCATACTGAAACACCTGCAAATCCTCAACCATCTACAGGTAATACTGAGCATCATGAAGATGAAGAATTAGATCCTAACTTCATGGTTGATGCATATAATGGTGCTGCTGAAAATACACCTAAACCAGCAGATCAAACAAGTAATACTCCAGCTGCTCCAGCAACTGGTACTACTGAACAACCTGCAGCTCCTGTAGTAAATCAACCTGCTACTGGTGAAACTCATACAGAAGCTCCAGCTCCCGCTGTAACTACTGGTACTGAAGGCACTCCTGCAGTTCAACCTGCCACTGGTGAAGAAACTCATACAGAACAACCTGCAGTAACAACTGGTTCCGAAACAGCTCAACCTACAGCTCCTGTAGCTACAACTGAAGAAGCTCACACTGAAGTTCCATCTACTGGCTCTACTGAAGAAGCTCATACTGAATCTCCAGCTCCTGCTGTTACTACTGGTTCCGAAACTGCACAACCTGCGGCTAGTGAAGAAACTCACACTGAGTCCCCTGCAGTTACTGGTACAACTGAACAACCAGCTGCTCCTGTATCTACTGAAGGTACTCCAGCTGTAACAACTGGTTCTGAAACAGCTCCTGTAGCAAGTGAAGAAACTCATTCTGAAACTCCTGTAGTAAACACTGGTTCTGAAACTCACACTGAGTCCCCAGCTGCTCCTGTAGCTAGTGAAGAAACTCATACTGAAGGTACTCCAGCTGTAACAACTGGTACTGAAACACATACAGAAACTGCACCTGTAGCTAGTGAAGAAACTCATACTGAGTCCCCAGCTGTTAACACAGGTTCTGAAACAGCTCCTGTATCTAACGAAGAAACTCATACTGAAGCTCCTTCCACTGGTACTACTGAATCTCCAGTTGTAACTACTGGTTCCGAAACAGCTCAACCTGCATCTCCTGTAGCTACTACTGAAGAAACTCATACAGAATCTCCTGCAGTAACTACTGGTTCTGAAACACATACAGAAACTGCACCTGTAGCAAGTGAAGAAACTCACATAGAACAACCTGCAGTAACTACTGGTACTGAAGGTACTCCTGCAGCTCCAGCAACAAGTGAAGAAACTCACACTGAAGTTACACCTGCTCCTGCAACAGGCACCACTGAGGAAACTCATACTGAGTCTCCAGCAGTAACAACTGGTTCCGAAACAGCTCAACCTGCAGCACCTGTGGCTACTACTGAAGAAGCTCATACTGAAACCCCTTCTAATACAGTTACTGAACAACCAGCTGCTCCTGTAGCAAGTGAAGAAACTCACACAGAATCTCCTGCAGCACCTGTAGCTAATACAGAAACTCATACTGAGTCTCCAGCTCCTGCTGTAACTACTGGTACTGAAACTGCACCTGTAGCTCCAGCTACTGGCGAAACTCATACTGAAGCATCTACTCCAGCTGTAACTCCTAGTACAGAAGCATCTTCTGCAACTACAACTCCTGTAGCTCAACCTGCTGCTCCAGCAACACCTGCTCCTACTCCAGCTGCTCCTCCTAAAGCAAGCGAAGAAGAGGAAGAAGAATTAGATCCTAACTTGATGCTTGATGCATACAACGAAGGCGCTAACTAATTTTAAGAAATATTCTCGCTACTAGTTTTTCGAAACATACTAGTAGCGAGCAATATGTTTACTCGTTAGAATAATATTTTGAAAGGAGAATTCAATAATGGCTCTTTCCGTACAAGCCCAATTGAAAAAAGTATTAGCACCATTTGCGAGAGCGGTTGGTGTCGATATTAAAAAATTAAAAGACGGCAAACAAGATAAACTTCAAGCTGGTCTTAATATCCAAATCTCTGAAGAAGGTGTAATCTCCGCTACGGCTCCTAACCAAGCCCCTGATCTTAGCGCATATTCCACTACAGAGCAAATTACAACATTGGTTGATGGTAAAGTTGCTGGTTTAGTTAAAGAAGAAGCTTTAAATACTAAATTAGCTGACTATGCTACAACTACATCCGTAGATACTAAATTAGCTGACTACTCTACAATCACAGCTGTAGATACTAAATTAGCTGACTATACTACTACTGCAGCATTAACTACTAAATTAGGTGATTATGCAACTACTGCATCTTTGACTACTACTTTAGCAGACTATGCAAAAGCAGCAGAAGTTCAACCTAAATTAACTGCTGGTCCTGGCATTTCTATCTCTGGAGAGGGTGTAATCACTGCTGCCGCTCCTGATTTGACAGGTTATGTTAAAGAAGAAGCTTTAGACTTTGGCGAACTTGACTTGGTTGCTGAATATGAAGCTGGTAAAAATGGTACAGCAGAATCTGAAGGTCCTCAAGGTCCTCCACCAAGAACTGAAACTGGTGCAACTCCATCTCCAGCAGAACCTCCAGCAATGGGTAAACCACAATAATCTTAGCTTAGTCTAAAATAATTGAATATACAATAAAGTAATACTAATGAGAGATGATCATTACGATCATCTCTCCTTTATTTAAATTTTTGAAAGGAGAAATTTTGACATGGCTGAATTTAAAAAAGCTATTGAGAAAACTCTTAAACCTCTTGCCCGCAAAGTAGGTTCCGATATTAGAAATATTGAATCTAAAGTATTTGCTGGTAAAGTTATTAACGTATTAGACTTCGGTATTGATAATACTGGTGCTACTGACGTAACTGAAAAGTTAAATGAACTTTTTAGAAAAGTACGTGATGAGAACTATACAGAAGTAATCTTCCCAGATGGTACTTATAAAATCACTAATAAAGTTTCTATATTCATTCCAGGCGATCGTCATAAGTACCTTAATATCCATGCTCAAAATAGATATAAAACTATTCTTGAATTCCATGGTAACCGTGAAGGCAATTATACTGGTTTAGAATTACGTCCTGAAAGCTTTACTCAAACTCGTGGTTATAATGTAAAAATTGATGGTTTTACAGTAAACAACTTTGAGTTACCAGCTGAAGGAAGTCAAATGGCGTCTCAATCTATTTTTGGTATATTCTTCACTCAAGATACTGATGAAGGGTTCAATGCTTACGATTACAAGTTCTATAACTTCGAATGTACCAATATACAGTATAATGGCGGCTATTATGCAATCTATACAAGCTGCAGTTTCTTTGATTCTGAAATTAGAAATGTCTCTATTGAGAATATGGAATATTCCATCGAGATGAGTGGTCAATATTCTAATAATAATAAAATTGAGAATATTCTTACTAAGAACTGTAAAAACAATATCTCTATTTCTATTAAAGCTTCCATTAAGAATATTGACATTGTATACGATAATGAAGAGATTGCTAAAGAAGTTGGTAATGCAGTTAACTTAACCTGCTATAATTTATCTAACTTATCTTATAAAGGTTACTATGATTTAGGTACTCTAAATGATATTTTAACCATCAATTGTACAGCTGGTGCTACAGTTTCTGATATTAGATTGGATTTAAAACCTTTCAATATTGAACGAGCACAAAACACAGTTGTACCATCATTTATCTCTTTATCTTCAGTAGATAGTGAAGTATCCCTTCTTAATGTCTCTAATGTAATATTTGATAACTTTGATGCTAACTTTGCAGAAGCACTTAGTAAAATTGATTACTTTGCATTCTTTGATACTATGATTCCATTATCTATTCATGGTGTTACGGAAACTGCAACCTTAAAATTCTTTAAAGATAAAGGTGTTAACTTAGTATATGATAAATCTGGCTATATGCTTGAAAGTTATAATACTAAGAATACACAATTTATCTCTAGACCATATATTGGTGCAGACCGTAATATGAATGGTACTGACCAATCTAATGGTAGTAAATTAGGTGCTATTTATATTGCATCTTCCGAAGGTACTCCACTCCAAGGCAAAGGTACAGATTACTCTGAAAATACTGCTGGCGTTAAAGGTGATATCTTCACTGAAGTAGATCCAAATAAATATGGTCATTTTGCATATGTATCTACATATGAGCATGCTACTTCTAGTAATTTTACTAAAGAAAAAATTAGTAGCGTTACTTATAATGAAACAGATAAAACTTATACTATTACATTTACTGAATTGCCAACATGGACTAATGGTACATTAAAAGGTAAAGTTCCTAATGTAGGTTCTGTTGTAAAAGATACTTATATTGGCGTTGATTTTGAAATCAAAGAAGTCAATGAAGATGCTAAGACATTTACAGTATCTGCTAACCCTGAAACTAAACAAGGTATATCTAACCCATATAAGTTTGCACCTGATACTGATCCTAGCAACTCTGTATTCATGCATGCACTTTCTATTGAACCTAGAAAAGTTAATAGAATGAAAAACATGACATATGTAACTGTGCCAATTATTCATTCTGGGAGTACCGAAAACCGTCCAACTGAGCACCTTGTTGTTGGTCAAACGTATTTTGACACTACCCTAGGTGCACCTGTATTCTGGACTGGTTCTGAGTGGGTTAAAGCTAACACTGGTGAAATTGATACATCTTCCTTAGCTACTAAAGAAGAAATCAAAGCTATTCCAGCTGCTAATATTACTCAAGATGATAATCACTACTTCGTAACTAAATATCAACAAGCTAAACTTGGTAACTTATATAACCGTGGTGAGTTTGATAATTTATTTACTAAGAAGAAAGATTTAGAAGCATATACTACTACTGCTGCATTGACTACCAAATTAGGTGATTATACAACAACTGCAGATTTAACTACTAAGTTAGGTGACTATGCTACAAATGCTACATTGACTACTAAATTGGGTGATTATCCAACTAAGACTGAAATGCAAGCAGCAATTGCAGCTATCCCAGCTCCAACTGTAGATACTTCTACATTGGTAACTAAAGAAGAATTGAATGCTACTTTAAATGCAATCAATGAAAAGTTAAAACAAATTAGAGGAGAATAGTAATGACAGAAACAGCTAATCAAATCATACAATCCCTTGAAGGTATTGCCAATGATATTAGTAATGCTAAGTCTACTCTCACACAAAATAATGTGGTACTGGATTCCAGTACCACAAAAACTTTAGCTACTGAAATTGGCAAGTTACCAGCAGCTATTAAGGCATCAACTGTATTAGAAGGGTTTAACAATGGTACTCTAACCATGAAGAATGGATTTATTTATTCTTCAAATGTTACCACTAAACTTGATAGTACAAACTGTGTACCAGTAAATGCAAGAGAATATGTAATCCCTAGAGGAATGAGATTTGCTATGAAATTCCCAGGGTATTTAGCAGATCTTAAAACTTATGTTGGGGAACAATATCCAGATAATAATATGACATTCTTTAATATCTTCAAAATCTATAATGATAATCAAGATATCTTAGAATTTCTATTATATCTGAATGCAGAATATATTGATGGTTTATTAGAAAATAAGAAAAGTGCTAGACCTTATGGATTAAAGATTGTTCTTAACAGTGAATTCTATAAACCTGATGAGAATGGTTACTATACTTTTGATAGATTATTATTCCCATGCTATAATAGCGAATTCTATGTAAGACAACCAGATGGTTCTGAAGTTAAGATTACAAAATTTAAGTGTAAGATATTTTATTTTACATTGACATATCAACAAAAAACTGTTGATATTATTTGTGATTCTCTAAATGTATCTGTTTTCAACTTGCAATCAATGATTGATAAGAAAAAACAACGTTCATCTATGCCTAATAATTTTAATAGAAATCTTAACAATAAGGATTGTTATATTATTAATATGCCAAAGGTTAATATAACTTATTACCCATTTGCGTATGCAACTACGAATCCATCATTTTTAAGATTAGCTCCTATTGAATATACTAAACTTGGATCTACTGCATATTTACAACCAGCTGATAATATTCAAATTAGGGTTAATGAAACTCAAGAGAATATTGAGAAGCTAAAAGCTGATTTAGTTAAATTTAATATTTTCCCATATCTTAAAATATTTAATGCAGATGGAACTAAAGTGTTTAATCCAGTCACTGGTACTTTTAGTAGTGATGTAAATGCTAAAATAGAAGGAGCAGATATACCGTCTAATAAAAACGCATATATAGATAGATATTCTAATAATGGTCTAGGTATATATGATTCTGCTAGCAAACAATATGTATCATATAATGCTATATTACTTAGATCTAGAACAGATAGACAATCTTGTTTCAAGAGTATTAAAGTTGTTAAAACTCCTGGATATGATGACTATATGTACAGTACAGGCAGTGATGATGTTATTGATAATATTTCATTTGGAATGAATATCCCGGATGTATTTGAAAACTTCCCACTAATGCAATGCTCGGATATATTAGTTCCAAATTATAGTGAATTCTCAGATACTAATTTAAATTGTAGTAAACGTCTTAAATTTAAATTTAGTGAAAATTTACTAGATAAAGGTTATACAACTCCATTAGGCGGATTTACAAAAGGTGATAGCCCTCCTAAATTTAATGGTATATCTTTATACTGTGATAATTGGGATAGCAACGATCCTTTAGGCACTCTAACCTATTCAGATGGTAAATATATCATTATGAATGATAGTGCTAGACTTCTTATATCTCCATTTGATACAGAATTCTATGCTAAAGATGGTACACTTATTGATAAAGTATTTGCATACAAAGCTCCTATCATGTATAATAAAAATATTAAAACAGTTAGAGTACAATCTCAGTATGATATGGAAACTCACGCATTAGAGAAGAATGGTGTTATATATCCATTAATTAGTTTAAACTACACATACCCATACGCTTATCCTAAAGGATATGATGATGAGGATGAACCAATAACACCAGGTGAACCTACAGCTCCAATGAAATATATTATCGATAAAGATACTATTATTGCACAATACCCAGGAAAATATTGTACTGGGAAGTTTAATGGACAAACTCCTGTATTTGATGCAGATAGTGATTTTACTAGATTCGAAAAATATATTCGCATTCTATGCCCAGAGAATCATACTAAGTTAGGCACTTATGAATTTAATAAATTCCGTTTACCATTGTATAATTTAGATGAGACTAAGAAGTATAACTACTCTAATAAAACTTGGGAACCTGTAGGGGCTACTACTCTAGATACAGTACGTACTAGAAACTTGTATCCAGATGACGTACTACTTGATAGTTTAAGATTTAGCTAAAAAATATTGTGAGGAAAATTGTAATTTTATTTTTATAAGGAGAACCTTATGGATAATCATCAAATCGTTGAGACTCTTGAGAATATCATTAAGGATATCACCAAAGCAAAAAATGCTCTTAAAGCTAATAATGTAACACTAAAGTCCAATGCTACTATTTCCTTAGCTGACGAAATTAATAGTGTTCCAGATTCCATCAAAGCCTCTAATTCTTTAGAAGGATTCAATGGTGGACAAAACACTCTTAAGGGTGGATTTATCTACCCAAACAGTGAAAGTGTTAATGAATTAAATGATAGCAATACTACTGTAGTTAAAGCAGATGAGTATGAAGTACCTACAGGTAAGTATTTGAATCTGACTTTCCCAACTGCAAGTATTATTGCTGGTACTGGATATGATAATATAATCAAATTTAGATACAACGGTAAAATGTCTGAATTATATTATACAGTGTTAAATGCTTTATATAGGACTTATTTAAAGCATAGTCTTACATATGACTATAATGACTCTTCAAATACGCAAGTAGATATCCGTAAGATTAACGTCTTATTGAAGAAAGGAAATCTTACTGTAGAGAATGGTGTGTATAAATTTAGTGAATTCGTATTCCCATCTTTCAATACAAACTTCTATGCAGCTAAAAATGATGAAGATAAAGAAGGTACATTGATTACTAACTTTGAAATCGATAGATTCCATTTCTCTTTAAATTATCGTGGTAAAGATATTAATATTAAATGTAATAAACTGATTGTAGATTTAGACTTCGCTACTCAAATTATTAAAAAAGAAATTTCTGGTCATGATGGTTATCATTATATAACAGATGCTGGTGCTGAAGTACTAGAATACTATAATCACCGTGATGATACTGACAATCATATTATCTACTTACCAGAATTCGATGTTGAATATGCTGGTATAGATTATGCGTATAATGGTCTTAGCTTAGATACTAACATTGAGCGTGCTTATAATGTACAAATCCGTACAGAAGAAAATGACACTAATAAAACTTTATTAGAAGATCCTAAACATATTGCAAATATCTTACGTCTAGTTAAAGTTTATAATATGGATGGTACTAAGATCTATAATCCTATATCGAAGGCATTTGAAGATGCATCAACAAGTGGATATGTTACATCACCCGGATATACTATAGACGATAATATGATCGATGCAACTGAATATTATAAGAATACTAATAATGTCATGATGCTTGATGAGAATGGTAAGAAAGCTCTCAACTATAAGGAGCACATGGCTAAATTAGAAAAGAATACTAAAGCTATAATACAAGGACTCAATGTAAATAAAGGATATGTATATTACATGATCGGTAACTCTATTGAGCCAGAATTGATTAGATATGATGAAAGCGCATATGTCTCATACTATCAAAACTTCCCAATGGTTAAGCTATTAGAAGGTGCTCTCCGATTAGCTAAATACTCTAATTCTAGAGACGCTATTAATGCATATAATAGCACAAGTTTTGATTTCGCTGATGAATATTCAAAACAAAGAGCTGATGTATATCCATTCATTACAAACTGCGCATTCTATAGTTCTGATACCATTGGATATGGTGGAATTAGACTATATTTAAACGTAGATACAGTACATGAGAATGGAGTAAAATACACTATTCTTAAAAACGCAGTAAATACATTGGTATCTCATTATGACGTTAAGTTATATAATAATGCAGATCATGATGTATTGAATGGTGATGGTAACGGATTGGTTGAAAATATCAAAACCAATGCTGCTCCATTAGTGTACAATGAAAATATTAAAAGTATCAAAATTGTATCTGATGGTAAAAAACGTGGTGTATTGAAATCTCTATTAGGGTATGGTATGATCTATCAAACATTTGATGGATCAAGAGTACCTGAGAAGCCTGCTACACCAATGAAGTATATCCTAGATAAAGATTCTACTATTGAAGCATCTAAATCTAAAACTTACCAATCTAAAGTTACCCGTAATGGTGCTACAGTCATTTTAGGACCATACACTACAGATGAAATGGCAAAATATGTGGATAAATACGTTCATGTATTAGTACCAGAAGATCATAAAGGTCTAGGTAAATACGACTTCTGTAAATTCCGTTTACCATTATATAACTTAGATGAAACTAAGAAGTATAACTATTCTAAAAAGGCATGGGAACCTGTTGGTGCATTAACAGATGACAGCACTCCTATGGAGGATTTATACTCTAACGATATCACCGAACGTGGTGATTATTTAGACGTATTCCAAAATAATCTAGGATTCCCTACAGAACCAACTGGTAATGATAATCATATGGAAGAATACGATCACTTATAATTAAATAAATTAAAGGAGGTAAATGATGTCTGATACTGTTAATCAAGTCATTCAAACCCTTGAAAGCATTGCATCTGATATTAGGGATGCAAAGCAAGCTTTAAAATCTAATAATGTAACTCCAGAGTCTAATTCGACTTCTACATTAGCTACTGAAATTAATAAAGTTCCTACTGGTATTAAAAAATCTAAAGTACTAGAAGGATTTAATAACGGTAAGAATACATTATTTGGCGGATTTATCTATAATACTGATAGTGAGGAATTGAATTCCGTTAACTCTGTATTACTAGCTGCAGATGAATATGTTATTCCAGCTGGTAAAACTATAGATATCGATTTCCCTTCTGCTGAAGTGACTAATGATTTATATAGAACTAAAGGTAATGCTAACTTAGTAATTAAAACTGCTGAGCCTGTTACGGATATTTATAATACTATCTTAAAACCACTATATAAGACCTATGTAGGTAAAAAATGTATTAGCCAAGAAATCACTACAGTATATACAACTGATATTCATTTAGATAAATCTAATATGTCTGGTGATACTCTAGACGTAGATGAATTTGTATTCCCTAACTTCAATACAAAATTATACTATAAAAAAGATGGTGAAGAGCAGGATACTATTATTACAAAAATCAATGCTAATAAATTCCACTTCTCCTTATCAAATAAAGGTAGAAATATAGATCTTACTTGTAGAGAATTAGTCATTGATTTAGACTCAGTATTCTATTTTACAGAAATTGCTGGTCATAATGGCTATGAAAGTGCAGATGAGACATATTATAGCTTTAGAGATGACAGCAATGCTCATATCATTAAATTACCAGAATTTAATGTATCATATAGTGGTATAACTGGTAGATATGAAGGGTTAGCTGAATTGGTATATCTTAATAGCCCTGGTGAGAACATTATGCTAGCAGCTAATGTTCAAATTAGAACTGAAGACGATCCTGTAAATATTCTTAAATTGAATGAAGATGCAAACTTGGGTGGTATTTTAAGATTATTTGAAATCTATAATATGGATGGTACTAAAAAATATGACCCTAAAACAAAAACATTTGTAGACGCAAGTACATATCTTGATTTTGAAGCATCATTGAAACTAATTAAAGATAGAAATGCTTACTTCGGTGGGTCATATGTAATGGGGATATTAAATAATAGACCTATTAATTATAAAGAGTACACTGATAAACTCAAGAAAAGCAAAAAAGATGCATTAGCTAAATTAACTATTAAACCAGGTTATGCATACTTTGGTGATATTGTACCTATTTCAGGCGATCTATTTAAATTTGATGACTATAATCAGCCTGCAGTATTTGAAGGATTCCCAATCATTTATATGGATGAAGATGTTATCAAATTCAATAGAAACTCTAGACCTGACGGCAGTGGTAAAATTATCGGTGAAAATGAGGTTAAGTTTAGATTTACTGATATTATAGATGATTCAGTAAAATATAATCTACCATTACTTGGTATTTGTGCTGCTGATCCATACGGTAACCCTGTTACATTTAATGGTATTACTCTACAATTAGATGGTAGTGGATTTGATAGAAATCAAGATGGTGTTACATATAGCCCAGTAGCTAATGCTGCTAATTTGATTGCATCTCCATATAATACTAAATTTTTAAATACTAGTGGTTTAGATTTAGAATATATCTATACATCTAAAGCTCCATTAGTATATAATAAAAATATTAAAAGAGTATTAATCACATCAGATTCTGACCGTAAAGGCGAACTAGAATTATTACTTGGATATGGGTTAATATATTTAGTAATAGATCCAGCATATGATAAACCAGAAGTTCCATCTACGCCAATGAAGTTTATCATTGATAATGAAACTACTATTCATAATGCTAAATCTAAATTATATAATACTACAGTTAACTCATATGAATTCGTATTAGGTCCTGCATCCACTGATGAATTAGCTAAATACTATGACAAATACGTTCATGTATTGTGCCCAGAAGATCATCCTGGATTAGGTACTTATGAATTCTGTAAATATAGAATTCCATTATATAACTTAGATGAAACTAAGAAATATAACTACTCTAATAAAACTTGGGAACCTGTAGGTTCTACTACTGACGATAGTCTTACACTTGAAGAAATCTATCCTACAGAATATGCTGAAGCTAGAAATAATGGTAAAGAACCTCAAGTATATACTAACCCAGGTTATGAATTGAATGCTATCTAATAATATTCCCAGAAGAGGATTAACCTCTTCTGGGTTTCTTTTTACAATATAGTAATGAAAGGAGAATTTATTATGAAAAATACAAAAGACTTCACTGAGCTTCTTAAAAAATCCTTCAGACATATTGGTTCTGATATTAATGCTCAAAGACCTGCAACTTTAGCAGATCAAACAAACATTACTTTTGTAAAAACTATTGATATTGATAAGACTGTAGTTAATCAATGTCAGGGATTTACCTATGATCCGACAAGTAAAAGATTCATTTTAGCATGCTGTAATGCTGATAACTCTAAGCAACGTATCTATGAGTTAGATATGGATATGAATGTAGTTAAGTTTACTGACTTTGAGGGTATAGATAAACTTGGTCATGTTAATACATTATTCATGGATGGTGAGATCATTAGAGCTACTAATGGTGCTGCTAATGGTACACGTATTTATAATATTAACCGTAATCATTTAGATGAACTTGTATTAGGTGAGTTTAATGACTATCCAGAGAAGTGTTTTAATATCGGTAAAGATATCGCTGGATCTGGTAGATATGTATCTATAGTTCCTGGAGCTGATAGTAAATCTCGTAAAGTTAGAGTATATGCTGATAATACTATGACTACTAAGACTGAGTATATTGTGCAAGTAGATGAAACTAATGTAGATTCTAATGGTGCATTCTTCAATGGAGATACTATCATCTTTGCAGTTACTAGACGTTTGATTGAATGCCGTCTAATCGGTAATCAATTCAAGGTTATTAGAGAAATTGAAATGGAGCCATACTGTGAAATCGAAGACTTTACTTACGTTAATGGCGATATTTATATGTGTGCCAATTCTCACGATTACGTTCGTATTTATAAGTATTCTGCTAAAAGGTCTTACTATAATCACATTAATAATGATTTTCTTAATAATGGTATTACTCTAGGTAACCAAGTTGGGTATCATGGTAAAACTACAACCAATGATGTCCGTGTAATTGCTAAGATCAATAAGAATGATAACCTAGAGCTTGGTGATAAGAGATCTATCACCACAGTAATCGGTAAAGAATTAAAGCATTATAATGGTGCTAACTCCTATACTGTATTAACTACAGCTCACTATAACTCCGCTATCTATAATAAAGTTACTATGGATGAAAAGCTTAAAGCTATCACTGATCGTTTAACTGCATTGGAGAATAAATAAATCCAGTAATTTTATTACCCCTAAACATTAGAGTATAAGACAATTATTACTCTATAGGAGGTTACTATGGGTATGAAGAATGTGGGAGCATTCCTTAAAGAAGAAGGAACTTCCCTTATATTTAAAGGAGATGGAGAACTAGTATTCTACATCCCTGAGAATTATTTTAGAAATGATGGGCATATGAAATATGCTGAAGAAGCTGGTGAATACGTAAACACTTTAGGGCTATTCTCTTATGAAGTATTTGACTCTAAAGGAAAATCTATCTATGGTGTTAAACTATTCAATCACCCAGTTCTTATATCTACAATGCCTTCTTCCATAGAGAAGGTTAAAGACTATGTATTAGATAAGAATATTCCAGTTCCTGTAGATTATCGTATCTTGAAGTTCAAGAAAGACGATGTAGTTATAGTTAATACTGGATCTCCTGAGGATATCACCAACGTAGAGAATATGTTTAGAATCTTTATGATCACTGGTAATATCCCTAATGTAATTGCTTATGATAAATTACATGCATTCTTAATGGATTCCATTAAATTCAATGGTTCTTCTTTCGGTATCTCTGCACAGATGTTTGGTATCCTAGTATCTGAACTATGCAGATCTGTTAAAGATGAATCAATTCCATTCCGCTTAGCTAAGGAAACTGATATGCACAAATATAAACCGCTATCTATTAAGATGGTACCTAAGTATATCTCTGCATTCACTGCATTAACATCTGAAAACTGGGATGATGCGGTAGTTAACTCCATGATCAACAAAAACAAAGTTGATTCACCTATGGAAAAGATCCTTATGCAATAGCCATAATTAACATATGAATAAAAGTTTAAATAGTATCCATATCGGATTCGTTTATAACTATTATTTAAAATCTATTAAGGAGGAAATAAAAGATTATGATTGGTACAAAAATCATTCTTGAAGACCAAAGTTATATTCCCTCTCTGAATATAGCCGACTCTACAACAAAACCGATTGTATTTGCTGGTTTTACTTCGGACAAAGGGACTGAAGAATATACTAAATGGCAAGGCGACGATTTCTTCGACCAATATGGTGAAATCTCTTTTGCTCGTCATGGTCAACCTTTACTCCAAGCTGCTAACGTAATTAACAACGGCGGTATCGTTTATGCAAAACGTGTCGTTGACCCTACTTCTCGTTTGGCTATGCTAGGTGTAGTTGCTCACGTAAAAGAAATTTCCCGTCAAGAATCTCGTATTAAATTCGATCCTTTGACTGGATCCCCTATTACTAAGACTGATGGTTCTTATGTAACTGAAGACTTATACTGGAAAGCAGTAGATGTTGCATCTATTACTGATCCTGCACAACGTCCTACTTATACTAAAGACGAAGCTGGTGTAGATGGCATTGCTGCTATGTATAAAGTTTGTCAAGTAAACTACTCTGTAGAAACTTTGGAAGCTGAAGAAAATACTCATGGTAATGACTACGTTGCAACTTCTAGAGCTTTCTATGAAAAATTCAAAAATAAAAAAGATAACAAATTCCCATTGTTCTTGATCTTAGACAATGGTCGTGGCGTATCTCAAAAGAACGTTACTATTTCTCTTGATTCTACATTATCTCGTTCTGCACAATCTGCACGTTATGTATTAGATATCGATGAAAATAGTAACACATTAGAATCTATTGTATTCTCCTTGAACCCTTCTGAAGTTGAAGCTGGATACAACTTATTCTTTGATTCTGTAGTTAAACGTACTTCTAAACAAGTTAAATGCTTTGGTTATGAAGATCAAATGCAATTATTCTATGCTAAAGTAGCAGCTATTGCTGGCTTATCTGAAACTCGTTTACGTGAATCTGATATCATTGGTGCTCGTACTTGGAAAGGTGAAGTATTCAAAAACTTCGAAGTACTAGAATCCACTAATGATGGTGTAGCGACTGTTAAACTTGATAGCTTTGCTGGTCATCCTTTGACTGGTGGTTATAATGGTGATACTTTCGGTACATCTCCAATCTCTGGCTATAAAGGTGTAACTGATGCTACATCTGTATATGCTACAGAAATGGCTAAAGTATACAATGGTACTTTCAATGATGATATCTATGATATCGATAACAACCCAATTGACGTTGTTGTTGATGCTAACTATCCTCATATTGTAAAACGTGCTATTGAAAACCTTTGTTCTTTCCGTCAAGACGTATTCTATTTCCGTGATATGGGTACTAAAGGTCTTACTAACCTTCTTGCAATCAAGAATGCTAAAACTTTAAATACTGGTGGTAATAGCCGTTACGTTGCGACTTACTGTCAATACTTCGATGTATTTGATCCATATACTCGTAAACAAATTACAGTAACTATGGGTTATTCCATTGCTCGTTTGATCTGTATGCACTTCGCTAATGGTCGTTCCTTAGTATGCGCTGGTCAAAACAATGGTTGGGTAATTCCTGAACTTATCGAAGGTACTTTATCTTACGTTCCTAAGGTTACTCCTGCAGGCGACCAAGTTGCTGAAATGGATGACCTTCGTGTAAACTTTGGTAAATACTATAACGGTATCTTCTCTCTTGCATCCGAATACACCTCTCAAGATATCCATACTCAATTAAGCTATGCTAATAACGTATTGGCTATCCAAGAATTGATCAAACAAATTCGTATTGCATGTCCTAAATCCCGTTATAAATTCATCACAGGTACAGACTTCGAAGACTACAAACAAGACGTACAAGCAGTTATTAACAATAATGCTAATAAATTCGCTTCTATCTCTATTGACTTCAAATCTGACTCTGCTTATGCAGCAAACAAAATTGTTTATGCGGTTATCCAAGTATCGTTCAAAGACTTCGCTCAAGCTGAAATCTTCCGTATCGTTGCTATTCCAATCGCTACTGCTGTTAGTGCCAATGCTTAAGGGGGATAAATAATATGGCTGATAAAACTCCAGGTGCTGTTAATTTTATCTTCGACGGCACTAAAGAAATTCGTGATTTAACTCAGTATGCACTATTCCGTGGTGTAACTGACTGGGCTAACTTACACCAATTCAATCAATTTGAATCTGGTTATGGTATGATCATTGTATTGACTATTCCTAACTTCTTGAAGGCTTTGGCTTCTAAGAATGATCAATACAAAAAACTTATTGATACATACGTACATGTATTGGAGTATGAATTCCGTGGTTTAGACGGTATTGATAACATGACTTCCGATACTGCAGAATTAACAAATGGTGTTAAATCCATCAACGTTATTAACAAAGTTAATAGCCAATCTGGTTCTACATTCACTATGCGTTACTTCGAAAAATCTGGTTCCATCATGACTAAAGTTCATGAGTTGTTCTTACGTGGTATTAAAGACCCTACAACTCAAGTTAAACATTATCATGGTCTTATCGAAGATGGTACAATCAAAGAACCTGGTTTCGACCAAGAAGTATTCAGCTTCTTATATATCGTAACTGACAATACTTTGATGAATGTTGAAAAAGCATTCTATATCGTAGCTGCTCAACCAACTAACGCTGACTTGAATATCTACAATATTGAACGTGGTGACATTGGTTTCAAAGAATTATCTGTAGAGTTCTCTGGTTTCCCTATTACTAACACAATCATCAACAGAAAAGCTCAAAGCTTACTTGATTGGGTACGTAAAGGTACAATCTGGGATGAGTCTGAAATGACTTACTCTGGTGTAACTAATATGGCTCCTTACAATAAAGTACTTCGTCCTAACGGTGAAGGTAATACTGGTAAGGGTGTAACTTATACTGGTTAATAGATTTTAATAATAGAATAAACAAAGTGGACTAGGAGTTAATCTCCTAGTCCATTTATTCTTTTCATTTTAGTAACAATATATTGACTGCGTATGAAGATTTTATGAAGTTAAACAAAACTCCTAATACTTACCTAATAACACATACTTCGTGAAACAAATCTTCTTAAATCGATACAATTCTACTACGCTTGATTTACGTTAAAATATACATGGGAATACTCCGAACGGATTTCAGATATACTTCCATCAGGGATGAATGGAAGTTGTTCTTTCCTCTCACAATAATTGCAAACTGCTTATATCACATGAACGGACTTCTTCATGCGTGGTCAAATCTCTCTTTCTGCTTTGTCACTCTCATCGCAAGTACAAAGTGTTTCACCTCTCAATACAATAAATAAACGACAGCAACTTATGGTCATAGGCTTTAATAGCCTATGACCATATTTTGTCTGATTAATAACCTGCATCTCCAGATTGGTCTTGTTGTTGATTAGCAGCATATTCAATCTTAGTTGCTTCTTTAACACGCATAATCATTTCCATATCAATATAACTTTCAAGCATTTTACCTTTCAAGTTATTGAAGAAGATTTGTTTAGCGTTATCATCTAAATCATCAGAGAATGCTTCCATTGCAGCTTGTGCTACATCATTAGCATTTTGAATGATTTGGTTAGTATTAGTTAGATTCAAGAACATCGGTGTTGGTAAGTTAACTTTAATAACTGCTGTTGGATTATTAAACTCACCTCTATAGAGCTTAGTCATAATAGATGATAAGAATCTATTAGCTATAGTCTGTCTATTATAGATTTTCTTTAAGAATCTACTATTGGACATAGATGCCTGAATAGCATAGTCCATAGATTGTCTTGCTTGTACAATCTCAAATGGTACATCAGTACTATTAACTGCCATAGATTGGAGTTTTTCCATCAAGTCAGTTTGTGGATCAATTTGTTGACCTTGCATAACTTCAAACTGTACTGGTGCATTACCACTATTATCAGTTGGAATAACAAAATCATTGAATCGACCTAAAATATTCAATACATTCTTCATAGACTCTAATTGACGGATATTGAAGTTTTGACGTTTCAATTGGTCAATAGTAGTTAATAGAATCTTAGAGATATTTGTATCAATACCAGATTGTTTTACATAGTATACACGACGATCTTGTGCACGAGTCATTGCACCAATAGTGTTAGTAATATATAGACCAATAAATAACTTAGCCGGTATCATAGACTTATACAAGTCAGAGATACCTCTATATGTATCTGGATCTAATTTATAATAGCAATGAACTACATCATCAGGTGGTAAGAAAGTTACATTATATTTATTCTTTCTACCGGCTTGAAGATCATGCTTCAATACAGTATAGATTTCTTTAGATAGATCTTTGTTAAGTTTAATAAACTTATTATCAATAGCTGCGGATAACTTACTAGCTACAGTCTTAACAATGCTATCAGAGATAACAGCAGAGTTCTTTGTAGCTTCAAGGTCTGTTGATACATTGATACCCATAGCATTAATAGGTGTAGTTGTATCACTTACAGGGAAGTCATCATCTAAACCATACATGCTATCGTTTTCAAGATAAGCATAACCTAAGATAAGATCTTCAATTCTAACTGGAATGATTTTATAACGATTGAGTTCTTTGAATACACAACCATTCAATCCCCAGTCTTCTTTAGTATTGAATCTATTATCTCCAGCTACAATTAAACCATTACTTGTGGTATCATCATAGAATGGACTAGCATCTAATTTATCATTAGCTACTAGAGATACTGTACTTGTTGTAGCCTCATTAAAGTTTAGAGCAGACTCTTTAATATGTTTAAGTCTATTAGCTGCAGCTTCATGTGCTACAATCTCTTTAGATAGAGAATTACTCATATTGAAAGTAAATTCAACATCTAAAGACTGTTCTTTCTTATTAATAGCATTAACAAATACATCTCCGCTTTCTTTTAAAGCTGGAGTCTGTTTTAGAATACCAGATTCAGTTAAACTCATAGCTTCATGTGAAGTTACAAACTTATTTTCTGGGTTATCTAATAACTTCTTAATAGCTCTTTCATATGGTACTATATAATAGAAACGTTCACCATACTTAGAAGTATTATAGATAATATCTTGGAATTTGATAAGTAAGTCATACTTATCTTTAAGTACCTTGATATTATTGTAGAAGATCTCTTTATTATTCTCTACAGATACATTTTCATCAGAGATGAAGATAAAGTCTTTAGAGAAGTGGTCAGATGAGATTACATTATCACATAGTACACCTAATGCATCTTCAAGCATAGGCATATACTTACAGATCATGTCAATCTCAGCATCAAATAAACGTAGGCTACGATTATTGAAGAATACATTATATATACTTCCATCGTTAGCCATATCTTTAAATAGGTTATCAAACCCATCTGCTACTTTTGGATCGTTTTGATAATCGATTGCTTTAGCATAGAGGGTACTAATAGATGATAATCCTGTAGAATAGTTGATATCATTGATAATCTTACCCATAGAGTCATTGATTCTATCGGTTAGATGAGTTAATTCGCTATCGCCATCTGGTGGCGTATAATATGTACGACCGTATAAATTAGCAAGACCTTTACGGATACTACTTAGTAGACCTTCTTGCTGTTTTACGTTTTTATCTTCAGCCATTATCGTTCCTCCTTTGATTATTTAAATGTTTTCCGTATGCTAAATAAACGAATCTGGCTATAGAGATTGATTCTCTATAGCCAAATCATATCTAGTAAGGTAAGAATAACATTGACTGATTAACAATGATACCATTACGTTTAGTTATCTTAAATCTAAGAACGTTAAAGTCTTTATTAGGAGCATTATATACTGTAGCTACTACATGATCAGATTTCAATGTTGGTATAGCCGATTTAGGAATATCAATCATATATCCACCTACATTGATTCTGAATGCTCCAGTAGATGCACTACCAGCCATAAGTTCATTATAATCATCTGTATTATGGAACTCATCAGTTCTAGCAATAATATTATCATCTATTTGATATTCTCTTAGGCTATTCATACATACTTTAACATATTCAGCATCCCAATTGAATACAGATACAACTGGTTTATGAATAGCTATCTCTGGATTCTCTTTAGATGGCTCTAGTTGA